AGTAACAGAGGCTGTATTCCATACACCTATAGGTTGGTCAAATATAGTAGCATTTTGAAACATCCCGCTCATGTCAGTGATGTTGCTTGTATCCCACGTAATGATATTAGGAGCGTTAAAACTACTGCAATCCGCAAACGTAATCTTTGTGATGTCCGCAGGGAGGAAGTCGGGCACACTAACTAAGTCGGCGGAACTCAGGGCGACTATAGGCGTAAGCCCAACATCCCAAGAGGTTACATCGGTGAATCCACCGTCAAGAATCAACTCATCGCAAGTGCCGTATATTGCAACTGAAACTGTACCGGACACGGCTACATATGTATGAGATTTGATCCCAGACGAAGCAAAGGTTTCAACCGTTCCGTCACCCCAGTTTATAGTGGTAGCCGTAGTCCCCACAAACTCGACATCAACTGTGTTGCTGATTGCTAGGTCGTAGTCAATCAAGTACGCTTCTGGTGGGGGTGGGAGAGGTGCGTTAGAAGAGAAGTCTTGCAGCACCGAGCCGTACCAGAACCCCGTAGTGTCGCGGTACGTAAGAACCACAAGGTCTACGGCATCCGCAGTAGTACTAAGCAACCCACCAGCGGCCCCACCGGGAAACTTAAACGTGCCATCCCAGCCCATCGTCCTGCTGCCAGTAGCGTCTTGAGTGATAAACCAGTTGATCGTCTGACCATCAAAGGCGTTGGTGAACGTAACGGTAACAATGCTTGCTGTAAGCGTAGTCTCGAACACGTTGGATAGGGAGCAATCAACCGTAATCGCCGTTGCAACCTGTGTTACCGCAACGCTAGGAGTGCTTACACCGCCAATGAAGTTTGTGACTCCGTTGGGGTAGATAATTTGGTGCGTGTTGAGGATACCGCCAGCGTCTGTAGTGGCGAAAGACAGTGACGCTGGAACCGCGCCAACACCAACTGTGCCGTCTACCGTAGCAAAAATACGGGCAGCAGTGCCGGGACCGCCTGAAGTCAGTCCAGTAAATGTGATGCTACCCGCTATGTCACCATCCAGAATCGGGGAAGTGCCGTCCACTGTCTTACCAAAGAACAGCACAGTGGGCTCGTAACCCACAAGTTCCGCACCTTGAGCAAGGGTTATGGTGGTGGCGAAGGAGTTGTCCCCGGTGAACGCATTTGTGGCGGACAGATACGCTCCATCCGTAACCGTGTCGGCGTTACCCGTCAAGTCTCCGGTCACGTTGCCAACTACGTTGCCTGTCAGGTCACCAATAAAATCGACGGAGGTAATCTCCACCATCCCCACAAGCGTGTCAATGGTGTCGCCTAGCTGTACGTCTGTACTACCAACGGTGATGGGGGTGTTGAAATTGACATCCAACTGCGCCAGCGGCAGTGGTTGTGTTGCGGACTGAAAAACGTAGGGGACGGCCATAAAACCTCACAGATTAAACAGGGCCACTTGGCACAAAGGAATTCGTGTTAATCGTTGTCCAAGCAGTAACGGCTCGCCACGGGATGACTTCCCCGACATTGTTCAGCCAGTCAATCTCAGCCCCTAGATTATTGATCCACGGTATGTACTGCTCAACATCAATCTCTTGCCAAATGATCGGCATACGATCTCCTAGACAATCCTGAGAACTGCGGTAGAAGATGTATTGGCGGGCATCTGCACGGTAAATACGGTGGAGGAAGTCTTATCCGCACCGAAATCAATCACCGCTACAGACTTGTTGGCCTTGGTCGAGTTGTAGATCAGCGCACCACGTGCTGTAAGAGCAGCAGTCCATGCGGGGTTGGCAAAGCTGATGTAGGCAATGTCGTCGGCGGTGTTGATAGTCACGCCAGTAAGCACCTCGCCCCCGGCTGTATAGCCAGCCGCTACAACTTCATCAGTAACGGTATACACCGTAGTGCTAGCGTTCAACGTAGCAGATGCGGTATACAGAGCGATCTTGATCGTGTCGGTCAAAAGATCGTGTACTGCCTGTGGCAACTCAGCCTTGAAGCTGGTTGTCATTGTTTGCGCTAGTGCCATGTCAAGTCACAGGTTGTCGATACTGACCAGAACGATAAGCATCCTGACGCTCCAGACCATCACCAAGGCGTTTAGCGAGCGTGAGAGCTTCTTTGTACTTGCCTTCGTACAACTGCATCATGTCAGTCTCACCCTTCATGTAGGTGTAAGCCTCGACAAGTGATCCGTACAACAGCACGGTATCGAAGTTGTCCCCCAACCATGTCTGCCCGCTAGCAACGGTGGTGATCGACTCTGGGTAGAAGAAGTAATGCAGTTCTACGTTGTAGGCTGTATTTGGCGTTGGGCCAAGGATGAAGGTCAACTCATTCAAGACCACAATGGGACTGCTGTTAGTGCTAGGCCCGAACAGTGCATAGTACTTGGGCTGACCCGTCGAAGTGGGGTTGGGGTAGGCTTCACGGATGAAGTTAACATCCTTGTCCAGCAAGTAGGTATACGCACCGCCAGCAGCGGGGAAGATAGCCATCGAGTACACCGACAAGAAATCATCGGGACAAGCGAGGTACTTCTGGTTCGCTGTTAGCGTTCCCGTTACGTTGCGACGGAGTGATGGGAACTGAATCGTGTTGTAAATGCGTTGCTCTGCCTGTGATATGAACGTGTTCATATCCACCGTGGCAAATTGATTCTCCGTATAGGAGGTGATCGCAGCTACAAGCTCCGAATAGTTCATGCCATCGGACCCCTAGCCATCAAGCCTTTAGTCGCGCAGCCTGTACCACGAATCTTGATGCCATCAGTCTTGACGGTATCGTTGTTGCCAATGGAAACACCAGCAAGAGGAACCCAATCCTTCTTGGTCGGCATAGTCGGCATCTTGCCGTAATCATCGGCTCCAACAGCAGTGCCGTTCATCTTGTGCGGCTGAGCATAAACAGCAGCCTGACCGACTTCTTTACCGCTTTGTTTCTGAGTGAACTTAGCCATGATTCAACCCGTCTTTTGACTAGCAACGCGAGACATTCCACGACCAAGACGCATACGGTCTTCGGAGGTGGGGCCACCCTTTTTGAGCTTCAGGGACGTACCCTTGCCACCCTTGTGCTCTTGCGCATCGTGCTGAGCAAATGCTTTCTTAATCATGGCCTTATCTTGAGCCATGTCAGACTTGCTGTTTTCCTTAGGCATATGGCCTCCTTATGTCGTCACTACCGTGACTGTACCAACAATCCCTTGTGCTACCAAGTAGTTTGGTGTTAGCAAGGTATCGAAACTGCTGGCTCCACCAATCGGATTCCAGCCCCATTGAAACACTCGGCTACCCCCGCCCAACGATCCGTCAGAGGTAAGACCTGATTGATAGTAACTCTGGTCTGGGCGTGGGTTGCGAACAGCCTGTGGGTCATCTACCGGATACATGCCCTGCAGCAACTGTGGGTGATCGGGGTCCCAGCACTCTGGGCATACGAGCAGGTTGTACGTCTTGGTCCGTACGACTTCCTTCTTGAGGATAGTCAACTTAAACCGTTGCCCACATCGGTCACACTCCGCAATCGAGTTCTTGCCTGAAGTGAACCTATTACCCATATCAACCTATGAACATCTGCCGTGGTACGAATCGCACCGCCGCCTTCTCTCGGTCTTCAGACGAAGCCAAGTCCCAAGCCTCATCATACTGAGTCTTGAGGAACGGAAGCCGCTCCATGCCCGTGGGCAACTTGCCCGCCAAGTAATACGCCAAGCCAGCAACCATGCAGGGGATGAACCGGAACGGCACATCCATCGTGTTCACACCATCACCAGCATCCTGAATCCTACGCAAACGCCAGTACACCAACGTGTAGTAGTTGCTCTGATTCGGCACAGGCCAAAGAGTGATCGTTGGGATGGGGGTCAGACGATCAATGTAGATTTGGATCGGACGGGCTTGGCTGAGCTTGTTAGGGATTGTAGCGTAGGTAGATACGGATATACGGCTAACGGACAGGTCTGCTTGCGTAGAGATATTACCCGGACTAGTGCGGATAACGTGCTCCATCAGGTCTACCGTATCAGACGGGAGATTGTATGTCGCAGTGCCTTGTACGAGAGGGATAGAACCCTGCTCAACAGTCCATAGGTTAATCCCGCGATTAGCCCAATCAGCAAACAGAAGATTGAGACTACGCCTTGCAGTCTTGAGATCGTAGCCTGAACGAAGTTCTGCTCCACAACGCTCGAACGCCTCTTCTACCAGTTCCGTAAGGTCAAGGTTAAATACCGCTGTGCCTGAGGTTGCCATCGCTTAACCCATCTTTTTCAGAGTTTGTGCAAGCCTAGCACGTTGCCCCAGCTTACCGGGAGCCTTGGCAGCTTTTGCCAACTTCTTTGCAGGGATAGTCTTACCTTCCTTGACGCCCAACTCCGCACGTAGGGCTCCGGGCTTCTTGATAGCGCCAGCGATCCAGTTCTTAGCCATTATCGAAACCCTGCTGTTTTCTTAGCGATGCTTTTCGGCTGCGCTACGAACTGTTTGCCCTTCGCCTTACCCGCACGTTTGGCTTTGGTTGTCGCTGCGTACTCAGCAGGAGACAGAGACTTGATTGCTGCTTCTGGCAAGTAGCGTTCGCCTGTTTTAGACGAAGGCTTCCCCGATTTGGTTGTCCATTTCTGGTCAGTCCAATTCTTCAGGGATGCTTGTGGCGCTTTCAATCTGTGTAGCCCCCGCCTTTAGCCTTGTACTTCTTGGCAACTAACTGTGCTTTCCGCGCAGACCACTGCCCCGCTGCGGTTCCTTGCGTAGCCTGACTCTTGATAGAGTTGAACAACGCCTTACGCATGGTTGGCTTAGTGTAGTTGCCAGCCTCGTTTACCTTACCGCCCTCTTTGTACAACCCGACAGGCTCGTTCCCGTCACGCTTCTTAGTCGTACGGGGCAGCTTCTTGGGGTTGACGGCCCCCATACCGCGAGAGGGCATCATGATTAGTAGACCTTTCCTCGGGTCTTACCACGCTGGGCAATACCGTCTGCACGGCTCGAAGCCATACCACCGGAAGCCATCTTCTTGGTACTTCCACCGCGACGGAACTCAACGTCTCTCTCGTCATCGTTCATCTTTGTGCTGCGCCTAGCCTTAGAAGCCGCTATTGGTTTCCCAGTACCGGGAGTCTTCTCCGCTGCTTTCTCCGCCTCCGTGAGCGCAATGTTCTTGCGCCGTGGGTTCATGGCAAGACCTGTCAAACGCTCTTCAGCCGCCTTACCCGATTCAGACTTCAGACGCTCTTGAGAGGCTTTAAACATATCCCGCTTAGCTGCTTGGGAGGCTGCTTCTTTCTCAGCATTGGCAGTAATTTCTGCCATGCGGGAAGTATTGCGAGCGTTACCAGCAGCAAGCTTGGCTTCCGTTTGAGCAACTTTAGAGAACGCTGATGTTCCAGCCCCACGAAGCCCTCTAAGTGCTGGGCCGAGAAGCCTACCCGCAGGGATAAGCGAAGCGGCTGCAAGAACGGCTGCGGGGCCGTACTTACGAAGGGCTGCTACACGTGGGTTACCACCAGAGCGATCCGTCATGCTCTCTTTGCTACCAGATTCCGACTTAGATTCTGCAGCTTTAGGGGCTGGGGCGGG